GTTACAGTTACAGCATCAGTGGTGAACTCTAAATCTCCAGCAGTGCCATCAACGGCAGCTAGTATTTCATCAGCAGTGCCAGTACCACCACCAATAAGGGAAGCAGTTTGGGCAGTGCGGTAGTTCATCAACACGACAAAATCGGTTGGTGTAGGGGTCTGACTATAGTATGCAGTAGCGGCTTTATGAACCTCAGAGTCAGCCTGCCAGTCACCAGATACGCTAGCTAGGCTAGTATATGAACGTGAGCGCTCGGCAGGAGAGATCCCTTTCCCAGATACAACAAGGTCAGCTTCGTCGGTCAAAAATCCGAGTATACCAAAGTTACCACCAGAGACACCAGTAGGTGATACTGAAATGCTAACATTAGCGAAATCGCTTATTTCAATCGCCATAATTTATTCCTTGGGTTAAAGTTAGTTTACTTCAAAAGTCAATAATACTTCATCTAGGTGCTCGGTTAAGAACGTGCCAGATACTTGCAACTGTGTGATATTATCAACAGTCTCTTCATAAACTCTTGTAGCGTATGTTTCAACAGAGAACCCTTTACGGTATTCCCATTCTTTTTCTAGTGCGGCATCTTCAGTAGACAGGGCAGTACACTTAATAAATCCGTACCCCGTACTAATCATCAATGCCTTCATGGCTTCAGAAGTCCAGCCATTCATTATCTTGGAACTTGGTATCCCAGAGGTGTCCACTACCCCAATGCGAAAACGTAGTCTGACTAAACCATAGCTACGATAGGTAGTGGTAGTGTCGGTCTGGGCATGGATCTTCTGAGTGGGAATACTCTCTTGATATTCTTCGATAAGTCTTATGTGTGCAAATTCTCCCTCTGGCTTTTGGGCTTCGTTCTGCCTAGCTGGATAAGAGAATTTTGGAATGCCTACCATAGTGTCAACCATAGTCTGCATCACTAATACGTCTGCTTCATCTGGTGTCATGGTGGTGTCCATCCCTCTGATTTCTCAAGGATCACTGAGTAGAACCCGTAGGTTTCCTCATCAGATCTTTGTAGGACATTAAAGTAATCCCCATTAAGGAATAGTTTATCGCCTATGTTTACCGGATACCTATCTGTGACATACAGAGTTCGATAATCGCTCACGCGAGTACCTCCGTCTTCAACCTTGATAGCTTGCCCCTCGTCAAACTGAGAGAACTTATTACCGGCCTTTATTACGCCACGTATTGAAGTTAGCGTATATGAGTTCTTTACCCAGTGGTTATTATCATCATAGTAACCTTTTGGGCTAGGAGCAACATACAGTGAAAGTTTAGTTAGCATTCGGGCGTTAAAAGCCCTTTGCATTTGCATAGCCATACTTAAACTCCTAGTATTAGAGGCATACACTTACGCCGGTAAGACACATAACGCTTACCGTAAGATGTACTATACAAGTCGTCGGCAGTGGGGCTAAGTTCGCCTATTGCACTTTTTATAACAACGTCATCTACCTCTTGATGTTTTACAGGAGCTATTGCGCCAGCATCACCGCCCTCTGTATTATCAGCCACTACTAATAAGTGTGCTGCGTAATATGAGTGGGCGGTGTCATACCAATCTAGCCATTTTACAGGGTCAGCCATATTAAGTGCAGCATCATCTAAGAACAGTTGAATGCGACTATCTGCTACCGTACTAAATTCAGGGAACCTAGTTTGAAATTCTGCTACACTTGCCATACTTATGCCCCTTTAGTTAATTTATCTTCTAGTTCCTTAGCGTCAGCTTTAGCCTTAGCTAGTGCTTTTTTGTCAGCAGCATCTTGCTCTTTCTTGCTAAGCTTAGGAGCTTCAACAATAACTAAATGACCTTTCTCTAATAAGGCTTGTGCAGATTTTGTGTTGCTTATGCGCTTCCATGATGCATCGTCAAGCTCTAAAGTTGCACCAGCAGGAATCAAAACAGCTTCGGGTTGTGAGCTGCCGATAACTACTTTGCCTTCTTTAGCGGAATTAGTGTGATTGGATAATAGTGATGTGTTAAATTCTAAGTTTGATTTTACTTTCATTTTTGTTACTCCAAATAATAAGTGGGGCTACTTCCCCATATTGTCAACAGAATGTTTAAGACCTTCAAGTGTTGCATTTATTGCTGCAACCTCTTCTCTTAGGCCCATGACATGTTCGTGTGTTGCTAAGTACACCTCTTGCTTGACTTCTTGCCTAGCAATGGCCTCACGTACTTCAACCAACCCCAGTGCAGTAGAAACAGTAACTACGCACAGGGCTGATATGATTGCGTGGAGAGGTCTTTCAAAGTATTGTACTATTA